CGTACTTGTCGAGGAACTGCTCTTTGGTCAAGATCGTAGAAGCCTTGTCGTCGATGATTCTCGGTTCCTTGACGTACGGGTGTTCCTTCAGCCAAGCAACTACTTCAACAGCAGAGCCCTCGTACAAATATCGCATGTGAGCATCTGCGACACCGAATACAGCAGGAAAACGCATGTTTATCACCGGTTTGGAACTTTGGGTGTATGGAAGTAGCTACAAGGCTTGTACAGGCACTTACCCGATAGTTTGTGCACCATAAACCCGTCAGGGCGCACGTCAGATTGGACTCTGAACCAACGATGGTCTTTCTTTACGTGCCATTCGTTCATGACGAAATCTCGTCTCTTACGATGGGTGCGGGGCGCATGTTCCCCGAAGGGGGGTTCGGCGTCGGCTGTCGTTTAAATTTAGCATCCGGAATAAGGCCCTGTGAGACCCCTCGGCGTGCGGGCAGAACCCTTGCTAAATCCCCACATCTTTTATCGGATGGTACTAGGCGGCCTTGTTCTTCCGTTGCATGGCCACGATGAGCTGGGTTTTCGTCATCTCCTTCGGATCGGTTCCGGCGATGAGAGCGAACTCGGTGTCCGACATCTCCAACAGTTCTTCCGCGGAGTAGTCCTTGACGAGAACAGTCGGCTTGGGGTTGGGAAGACCGGCCAGCGAAGCCGGCATGATGCCCGTGATGAACTCGACGGCTCCATCGGGCTGACTCACCAGGCTCATGAACAGTTCCGAGTAAGCGTCGGACTGCATGAAACTGTTGGTGATGTCTTCCGACTTCTTGAAGGTCTTTCCGTCTTCGGACCTCTGTCCAACAGACATGGAGAGGACCTTCTTGAGAGCGGCGATGATCTGTCCGCCATCCTCCGACTTGATCAGCTGCTGGAACTGCGCGGAAAGGCCGTCCTTCTCGCTGAGCTCCATCTCCACAAGCTCAGACTTGCTGAGGTTGAAGTAGAAGTCGTCAGTGACCGAATTACCGTCCAGGTCACTGTAGGTTATCGATTTCTTGAGCATGTTAGTGCCTTTCGGGTAATTGCTCGCGAGTCCGAATCAGTCCTTAGACCTCTTCGACAACCTCGTCCTCGGTGACGTCCACCAGGGAACGGCTTCGGACCACTCGGCCCACGGCCAGCATCGCAACCGCCGACGCCACGAACACGAGGACCTTGCGGTTCTTCTTGACGAGAGCCTTGGCCTTCTGAACGACCGTCTGAGACTCGTCACTGATGACGATCACGGTCTTGCCATCCTCGGCCACATCGTCGACGACGGTCACCTGACTGGGGAGAGAAACCTTCTTCTCGTCAGCAGCGGTCACGGTCGGCTTGGAGCTGGTCACAGTTGATGCCTTTCGGGCTTAGTTTTTGTGTTGTGCGGTTGGGTTGATCAGTGAAGCCGGCTGTAATTCCTTACCGGCCTCGCGCTGAAAGCGATCGAGATGCAGGGTCGCCCATCGTCTGAGAGCGTCGTTGAGAAGTCGACCTTGAGCAGTTCGTCCGTGTTCCAGCCAATCTCATCGGACTCATCTGTACGAGCAAGCCCAACTCGATCGTAGTAGTCAGTCAACGGCGCATACGTATCGTTGATGACCTGTTCATTGGTGTCGTTCACGGCCCGACGCAGCGTTTCCATGTCGCTGCTGAAATATCGGCCTGTGAACGCGTCAAAGCAGAGAACCTCATGAGACATGATGAGGACTTCCTGCTTCGTGCTTGGGGTCCTGTCGACCTTGTCCTGCGCGAGCTCGTCTCGGACCGTCTGCTCCTTCTTCTCTCCGATCTTCGCGAGTACCTTCCCCTTGTACTCTTCGTAAGCCTTCTCGGAGAGAGAATATGCGGATGCCAGAGCCGCCGCACGACGTGTTCCGATGTGATTCGCGCTGATGATCGCCGTAATCGTCAGAGCCGCACTTGCCGCCGCAGGTACGTAGAGCTTCCAGACGAGATCAGCCTTCTCCTTGAGCGTGAGGTCTTCGAGTCTTGCACGAACAACCCCGCCCTCAAGATATGGCAAAACATCGTTGTTCTCAGCCTCTGCGAGGATTTCAGCCGCCTTGAACGACGCCTTACCCGTGAGATATGCGGTAGTGATAGCACCGGTAACGCCGATTGCCGTCAAGATCGCAGGAGTGTTGTCACCAGCGAGTTTACTGGCACGCTTGGCTAGTATGCCAAGATTCATGGTTGGTTCCTGTCTTGTCGCCAGCCGGCGAATGGTTACTTCTGGGAGGGTACAGTGATCATGAGAAAACGAACAACCATTGCCACCACACATGCAGATGTGATGGTCCCCATCGGGTTGTCCTGAGCTTGCTTTCCCATGTTCTTGAAGAAGACCTTCACGTTGTCCTTACTTGGAGAGGTGAACGGTCGTGGAGACGCCCATGATGGAGAACTGGTAGCTCAGGTCCCCGTAGTCGTAGAAGAACTTCTTGGTCTTCTCGCTGGATCCATACATACTGGCGTCGAGAAGCTTCAGATCGCCGTACGAGGTCGTGGAGAAAGGCTGTGACGTGACGGAATTCGTGTCGAACGTGCCGGACCAGAACAAACCGGTCGTATCCGCCATGGTGAGAATGATCTCGATCTTGTTCTCAGTGATGACGGCCGTCATGTTGGCCTTCGGAAGACCGCTCTGGGTCTGGTGGTATTCACCCAGAAGGCTCTTGGAAGGAATCGAGATGTTCGAGGCCGCGGAAGCCGACGAAGCACCATGCGGATCTCCGACTCCATTCACCACGTCGTACAACCCCACGAGAGAAGCGAGGAACGCGAACACGAGGATGAACTTCCTCGGAAAAGACATGATGCACTCCCTGTTTGGTTTTCAGAAAAGCGAAACGAAAAACCATAAGCCGGGTTAGGGTCTTATGGTTTGTTGATGGTCCTTGAGTTGTGGATCAGGCCTCGGGGGTCTCCACGTCGACCTTCTTGGTCTTCTTGGCCGTGAGGACCGCGACGACTCCGAGGACGACGATGCCGGCGGTCACGGCAGCGAGCTGCTTGGTGTTCCGCTGGATCTTGGTCTTCAGGTCGGTGTTGGTCTCTTCGGTCGAGGTGACGTCAGTGGTTTCGGTGGTTACCTTCTGGGACATGATGTTCCTTTCATAGGGGTCTCACTATACCCCATGTATTTTCTGCGAATCATTTCAAAAAACCTAAAATCCGTGTTAGGGATTTTTTGGTTTTGAGTGACTACTTGTTGGTGTTCTTGACTCGGCGGTCGACATCTTTTGCGTATGCACGGGAGCCCGTAGCGTTGCCTGACGCTTCGATCAGCTTGGCTGTTGCGGTGATAACAGCGGCTGTCGCGGCGAGGGCGAGCATGGGGTTCTCCTGGGCGGAGCGCTTCAGGTTTTCGACGAACTTCTTCATGGTAATTCCAATCGGTAGGGGTCTCACTATACCCCATGTATTTTCTGCGAATCACCTCTTTCGAGAGTGGATTCTACCGCATCGACATTGAGGATTACGCCTCATTGCTCGATCGGATCGGTAGTGATAACGCATGTGTTCGAGAATCCAAGATATCATTCCATGTCCCAACGATTTCGTAATCCGTCTTAATTGATCTTATCTCGATTAGCCCAAACAGTTTCGTAAGTGATGTAATCCTTTGTGAGAATTCGAACCACGGCTTGCCCCACTCGAATATAATGAATTCGATAACCCTCCTCTTTCAATGCAAATATCGCTAGTTGAATACGAGACCAAGTCGTACCAAGACGAAATTCAATACCACTACCTACGTAAACGTAGTCTTTCTCGGAAACTTCTTTTTCGAGAATATCACGAACTTCTTCGAAATTCTTTATCGCCATCAGTACCTCCCGTACACAGCTGTCGAGCCGCCAGTGGTGTACTCAGATATGGGGGCGTTAATGACAACCTTGTAGCCCCTGTAGCTCCCGGTGTTGGCGTTGGTCATCACGGCCTTGCCGCCGAAGATACCGGTGAATATACCCACGTGGTACACGCTGCCGGAGCTGTTCTTGATGAACACCAAATCGCCTATTGCGCGCGAGCCGGCAGATATGTGTTTGGACTTGTTGTACTGAGCCTGAGCCGTACGAGGCAAAGTCTTGCCGTGAGTCTTGTACGCCCACCAGACAAGACCAGAGCAGTCGTAACCCTTGATGTAGCCGCCTTCGGCGCCGTACGTGTACTTCGCGCCCTTTTGGCCGTGAGCACTTACCATGGCTGCGTTCCTGAGCGTTGCAGCGTTTGCGTCTGGGACGGACAAGAAGAATGTCCCGAATGCCAGACCAAATATGACCGCGAGCTTTATGGTGCTCTTCATGATTATGCCCAATCTTCATCGGGGAGTTTCTTGGTAATCTAGGTCCACGCGTTACTTCTTTTTGGTTTCCTCAGCAATCGTCTCGGCGATCACTTCCGCCGTCTCCGGGTCGTTGTCGAGTGCCGCGGCTACGTCCTGAGGCGAGTTGATTTCGGTGATGCTTCCATCAGGGTTAATCCACATCATTCCCATTACGTCTCCTGTTTTTCGAAGAGTTTGGTGAAATTACTCCGCCGGGAATTTTTCAAGAATCACATACGGCCTCTTTCATACCTCTCAACCAACTTGACATGAGAGTCGTGATACTCCCTCTTGATCTGTTCGATGGATTCGTGGTAGATGTTTCGAGCCTCTTCCAAAGTCTTGTTGAAGCTCCGGTCTAGCGTGAAAATATAAATCACGCATCCAAGGAGCAAAATCGAAAGGACAACAATCGCGATTACCATGGCTAAATTCCATTCAAAAACTCAAAGCCCTTGTTAGGGCCCGAGTTGGGTTGAGGTAGGTCTACTGGTTGTCGGCGCTCTTGGTCTTCTTGACGGCGATCTCGCCAAGGATGTCAACGACCTTTATTGCAACGACGATCACACCGATTGTGATGGCAGTGCGCTTCAGAGCATCTTTGGCGATCTCAGTTACGAGTTCACCAGAGGCGGTTCCGATTCGCTCTTCCATGGTCATGGCGGAGTCTTCGTTCTTAGGGGTCTTGACGAGCTTGGTTTCGATCTTGTATCGCTTAAACACGGCGTTTCCAATCTGTAGGGGTCTCATAATAGGCCGTGTTTTTTCTGCGAAACATAAAGCCCGTGTTAGGGACTTTAGAGGTTTTGAGATTACACTCGTTCTAGGTGATCGGATGTGCACTGTTCTTCGGGGATGTCGATTCCGCCGCCGTTGATCTCGACGAGGAGGTTGATCACGCTTGCGACTTTGTGGTAAGCTTCTTGATCTTTATCGTTGGTGATGATGTACAGGGGGTTCTCAGGCTTCCATTCAAGCTGAGTACGCTCCATGTATTCAAACTGAGCAGCGATAAAGGCATCGTGAAAGCGGTTATAGCCTTCTGCGATCTCGTCCTCCAGGACAAGGTGTAGCGGAGAACCGAGGTACGAGTAAGTGTGCTGCATCGGAATGCCTTTCGTAGGGGTCTCATAATAGGCCATGTAAATCCTACGAAAGTTGTTAGAGATCACTCCCATTTTGACGGAAAATTAGTCAAATACTACTCCCCAATTTTGCTTATAATCGCATGAAGGAATGGAACAATGCATGGCATCTTGACGTGCGATCATCACAAAATTTTGGCCTCCATGATTTCTAGGGCAGATCAACTTCAGGGTATTATGTCCATTGCTTTGCAGATGATTCATAGCGTCCACTTGTTCTGAAGTAAATGGCGCGAACAGTCTTTCCATGGTAGTTCCTCCATTGCGAGACGAAAACCTAAAGCCCGGGTTAGGGGCCTTAAGTTCTTGAGATCTTACTTCTTGACGGGGTAGTGGTAAAGAGCATTCACGAGGTCCATCAGATCATCGTCGGCGGTGTTGCGCTTGGCGATGGAGTGCTGGAATGCGCGAATCAGCTTCTTCAACATGGAAGGGCCTTTCGTAGGGGTCTCACTATAATCCTTGTAATTCCTACGATTGGCCAAAAAACAGAAGGCATGTAAGAGTTGTTCTCTCGCATGCCCTCTGCTATTTGATTCCTGCTGTGGGTCTGTTTGTGTTACCTGGGCTTCAGAACGAAGCCGATGGCCTTCGAAGTCACGATGTGGACTCGCTCGAAGTTCAAGATCATCAGGATACCGGCGAGGTTGCCTGCGACGACGGCCAACGTGTCCGGGCTTACACGGCTCGGAGATTCGATCTCCTTGAGCTTGTAGAGCTTGGTCAGTTGGTCCGCCATCGCGGCGAATTCGGGGGCACCGCTGTTGGTCTCAGACATCTGAGTGAGAACCTTGGTGATGACTTCGTCGAGGTGGGTCGGCGTGTCGATCTTGGTCTTCAGGGTATACAAAGCATTCTCCTTGCATAGGGGTCTCACTATACCCCATGTAGAATATGCGACCCTGAAAAAACTACTCTGGAACGATGGGTGCAGTCTCGGCGATCGACTTGTGGGCCCACATCGAAGCCGTTTCCAGTTCAGTGAAAACCAGAACCTTCGGCCTTCCTCCATCAGGAAGAGCACGATCCAAGTATTCAGCGAACTCGACGAACTTCCGCCGCAATTCTGCATGCTTCGGAAGCGTTGCGTTGGGCCCTTCGATGATGCCCTTGTGGAACCCGAAGCGATTCTCTATTTCTTCCTTGCCGAGAAAAGGCATTGTTCTCCTACTGCGGAATCTGACCGGGGACTACCTTGAACTTGGCATCGGTCTGCGTGTCCAACGCATGGGCGGCAGCTTCGGAGTTCATCGCGACCTGAATGGTCTTGAAGCCATCCACCGTCTCACCTACGAGCAAATCACCGGCATACTTGGCGTCACTCGCGTTGTACGAAGACTGCGCAGCACCCATGAGACCGCCCATGAAGACGTTCACAGCTGCGATGGATCCTACTACCTGTTCCGCACTCGGGAGATGCCAGAGAGACGCCAGAGCGAAATACAGCGCCCCTACAGAGGGGAGTCCGATCGCAGATATGTGTTTCAGGATCGTGTAGTTTCGATCACTGAGGAGGGGGCGCTTGCCTTGTGTCTCCGACGAGTTGGACATTGCTGATGACCCTTCCCTGGTCGTTCGTGAATATCCCGTTGTACTCGGTGTGCGGCCTGAACGGAAGAGTCTCCACCTCACGCATAATACGTTTGGCAACACCGTTCCCTCCCAAAGCTGCGTACGGATCGAAGAAGTACTCTCGGAAATCTTCGAGTTCATCTTTTGTGATGGATCCGCGCTCGATATAGGTAAGGCCCAACGTCGTGATCTTGTCGTACGCGACACCCATCAGAAGACGCGTTGTCGCATTCCTCTTCGTGTCCTTGCTCTGCAGAAATGCCCAGAGACCACCAGATCCGAGAATCGAACCAAATATGATCACCAGCATCCGTGCCCAGACATCCACGAAATATCCTCCCCTAAACTGTTCGGTTCCAAACCCCCTGATTACAAACCCAAGGTTCGGCTTTTTTCCACACCCCACCGACCCTCACGTAAGGAACCGCAATCTTCCATTGTGTGCCTACTTTGATGTAGGCGCCGGCCACAGTTCTGAAACTGGCCGATGCTGACCAGGGACTCCAACCAACCGAGTTTTGAACACGAGCCCAGACGTAATACATCGTGCCTGGGACAAGTCCATCGATTATGTGAGGAGACCCTGCCGTGTCGATTGTTGTTGGGGCTGAAGGATCGGTTCCATAACCAAATTGCGAACTCGTGACTATGGCGCCGCCGTTGCCGTTTTGAGAGAACGAAGCCTCTGCAGATATCGACGAAATACTGGCTATCAGCGGTTTTGTCGGGGCATCAGGAACTCTTAGAGTTACTGCACTAGCCCTACCGGACCAATTACTCCAACCAACGAAGTTGTGAACTCGGGCCCAGAAATAGTATCTCGCGCCGGGATCAAGACCCCCTACAGTCGTCGATCCATCCGAAATAGTTGTATCTGTGATGACGCCAGAGTTCTTGCTGTAACCGATTTCCCTAAGATCGATATCAGCTCCACCATCGCCGTTACTTGCGAACTTCACAAGAATGGACGTTGATTTGATGCTGGACAACTGCGGTGTATCTGGAGAGGGTGGTTCGGTAGCTCTTGTGATGGCATGACTGAACGTCGTTGGTCCACCAATACCAGGAATACTGGTGTTAGTAAGAAGCCTGAACGTTACGGTTTGGTTGGTGGCTACCGAGACCGACCCGACGTGATACCAATCAGCCCCAGTAGGGTAGTTGATGGTATTGCCGTTCGTTGAACCGTTTGCAGTCCAGTTGAAAGCAAGACCATTCACCCATTCGGCAGAGTTACCCGCCTTGAACCAAAACTCGACAGAAGACCCAGTGTCCCGGATCATCATGGTCCCGTTGGTGCCGGTTGTCTTTGTCCAGTCGGTCACGGAACCTCCTTACGGTTTTACGTTGAGACCGAGCGACCTCAGAGTCTCGTCCCAGGATTCGAATTTGTAGGCACGATCGTCGATATACACATTCGCTGCCAACTTGACGTTGGTAACGAGAAGAATGCCCCTTTTATTCCAGAAGGGCTTCCGACGACCGTACCAAGTACGAGGAAGACGCGTCGTACAGTCAATCTCGTACCATGTCTGCTGTTCGATCCATCGCGCCACCTGACGAGGATTCCGAGTTGTAAGAATGAACACGGAATCGTGCTTCATCAGAAGTTCGAGTGAGAGAAGCGCCTTTTCCAGCGGAGGATCGTAGATCGAACCGTCCGCCCAGCCTTTTGTGTAGGCATGAATAACCGCGTCGAAATCAACGGAGTATGTCATGGCTTGCACACTCCAAAGACCACTCGAACCAAATGACCAGGAGACCACCTAACGAGATGGCATCCCGAACATAGCAAACGCTCTCTCAAGGCAGTCTCCTAACTGATGATCTTGAAGTAAATATCGCCGTCGTTGCCACCAGTTGGATCAGCGGTCCCCGAGGTGATGCCCGATGCAGTGCGGTACGCAGCCTTGCCTGTGGGCGTCAACAGCTTGACCTGAGCGACGAAGTCACGAGTACGGTTGATCTCCTGATAACCGATCTTGACAAGACCGTCGATTCCCGTGGGAGGAACAATGGGGTAACCGGCGGCAGTAGCATCATCGCCAACAGCCATTTCAAACCTCCTTTATCACCCAGGCAAATCAGCCCAGTGCTCCGTTGTGTAGTCATTCCAGACCTTATCGGCCGGCAAGGCCAACCAAGATCCAAGAGTGACGAACTGATTGACAGTCAGCGTAGGATATGACCGATCACCCTCGTTGTCAGACACCAAGATCTGCTCAGTGACTTGCATATCGTTCATGATGCCGTCGGTGTTTCTGAGCGTTACTAGGTCTCCTAGGTTGTAATCAGTCCCGTACTTATACTGACTGTTTTGACTGATCTCTCCGTCGAAAGCAGAGGACTTTCGATTCTTGGCGAGCTCATCAATTCCACGTTGAACCATCAGAGCAGATGCTGTTGGAGGATCTGTGTCCGTTATGTCGTCTGCTTGAACGATCATAACTTTCCGATCGAATCCTGCTACTGATGAATCAGCTTCGGGAGCGTAGACGATCTCAGAGCCAACCGGCGAAAGAACATATGCAACATTCTTGTATGCTGCACTTGACGTCAATTCGCTGGTGTTCTGGAGGTTATCTAGCTCTGGGCTGAAGAGTACCGCGGGAAGCACGGATTGATGTGTGGTCCTATCGCTTCCCGTGTAGATGTCGAAATATAGCTGCGACGTATCGAAGTTCCGAACAAGACGGAACCCAAGAAGATACTGATCGCACAGATCCTTTTCAGCTGTGTAGACAGTTTTCGGATCGATTTCATAGCTGATGTCATCCACAGGAGGAGGGATAGTATCGTCGGGAAATATGCTTCCCTCAGTGACCATTGGAATGATGTCTGAAGCATGGAGAATTCCAGTAACACAGATGTCATGAAATATCTGTGTCGCTATCTCCACTGGAGTTCCAGTGAGAATCCACTTCGGGTCTGTTGTCAGATCATCCATTGACCCCCGAGCGAGGCGACTGTCTAGAATCGCCTCCAAGGATCGTCCAGTGAGCTTCAGAAGTTTGGTTCCGTTGTCGTCAGTGGAATCCTCGACAGTCTCCACAGTCATTACACGATACGACTCGTTGATTACGAATCTGGTTCCAGCCGGAAACAAATTCCTGTTTTCAAGAGTCGAATGCAAATGTAGTTCGAAATCGCCATAGGCCGAAAACCTCTCGGTCCAAATAAGCGATTCGAATCTGTCCACTACCGTCTGCCGGCGATAGAGACTATCGAGGATGTACAGCTCCATCACAAACCCCCGTATCGTGGAGTGAATGTGATGGTATACGGGATTGCTGCTCCCGTCGCGTAGATCCGGAAGTAGTTATCTCCCGGCTGAAAATCAACCCAACTTGACTGAGACGACATTGCGTACAACAGCGAAGTTGTGATTCCAGACCTCGTCAAGAGCACGCTTTTGGATCCGTTGATGGTACTTATTGTTAGCGTGTCTCCGGAAACCATCGCTGCAGCAACATCCAAGACACGGGTGTTGTTATCGGGAGGCCTGTTGTAGATGGTGAATTCAGTGAGGGAACGATTCACGTGCAATACGAACACGAAACCGGTCTCGATCGTTCCCTCATAGTCCAAATGTGTTTCAGCAGTGCTTGAGACCGTCGAACCGCTGAGTGTTACGGACGTTGAATCGATGAAATCGGAATCGAAGCAGATGATCGAAATATCGACCTTCGGCTCATTGGAGAAGAGCGGAGACTCGAAAGACTCGACCCTTCCCGCAATATCAACAATCGAACCGTCATCCATGTAAAACCGAAGTCCTATTTGAGACTTCGGCATGAAGAAGTTGTACAACCGCTTTCTGAGATCACGGACCGTATCTACGACATAGTCAGGATCAAGACCCAACGTCATCGTGATGTTTCGTGTGTCGCGTCGACTGGACTGATATTGTGCGCCGTCCATTGCAGCGAAACTCGAAGACACGAGAGTGGCCTTGACTGGATCCAGACCGTCAATATCTTGGACGATGATCCCAGAAGACGTGTCTTCCAGCAAAAGGCTCAGGAGTGTACCCTGAAGAGTCTGAACATCGACTTGCGTTATCACGGATTCTTCAGAGCCCCCTTCGCGATAGATAGCTGGTTCTTGGTCTGACGGTAAAGGTCAGCTGCGGACAACGCCTTAGGCGATGTGTTGTACTGGTTGAACGTGAGCGGTGTGGTAGAGATCGGAGCTCCAGTAGTCGGATCAACCGCCGTTGAATCCGTCATGGTGCTGTTGGATATTCCTACTGCCTTTGCGTATGCCGCATCGACAGAAATGGGCTGAGCCGTCAATATACCACTGAGTTCTCCAGCATTCTTCTTTACGCTGGAAAGATCCAACACCGGAGTGATGGTCGGAGTAATATCAATCGGGCCAGTGATCAAGTCAGACATGCCAGAAAGAGACTTGCTGAGTGAAGTGATGGCGGTCTGCCCCATGCTTTCCGCGGACTTCGAAACAGCGGTGGAAGCAGCGTCGAGTCCCTTGATGAGACCTTGAGCTGAATATCCACCGATCTCAGCAAACACCGTAGACGGAGACTTGATTCCGAGAGCGTTCTTGATGGCCTTGACCATCGCGTCGGCAATCGTGTTCATCTGCTTCTGGATGGCAGACTGCTGCTTCTTGAGACCGTCTACAAGGCCCTGTGCGGAGTCTACAGCCGCTTGGTACAGTGCGCTGGATGCGGACTTTCCTAGGGCCGCAGCGGCCGTGTCAAGCTGCTTGTCGAGGCTATTGATCTGGTCGACACTGGTCTTTCCGCCAGCCAGAAGTTCCTGGGCGAACGGAAGAGAAGTAGCTCCCTCGCTGAGCAACTGCTTGTAAGCATCATCGCTCAGACCCATCTTGCGGAGACGCGCAAGAACATTGGAGAACTGCTTGGTGTCTTCGATCTGCTTCTCAATGCTGTCGACGTAGTCGGCAACAGTTGTTGTGTCTGTGATAGTCGGAAGCGTTTCGAACTGCGTTGTGACACTCGCGTTGTAGTCATCGCGCGTCTTCTTCGCGTTGGCAAGAGCATCGTTCGCATTGTTGATCTTGGTCGTAAGAGTGTCATACTGAGTGGAGAGCTTTGTGAGCTCTACACGCTCGTCACTCAGCTTCTTGGTGAGAGTTGTGAATGCGGCTTGTTCGCCGTTGTACTCACTTCGAGCCTGAGCAAGTGCGTCAGTGGTCTCCTTGATCGCCTGAGTGTCCTTCTTACGGGCACTGGTAAGCGTCTTGAGACGGTCTTCGAGGGTCTGTACCTTCTGCCCCGTAGACTGCATTACGGCAGAAAGCTGGCTCTGCATGGCGTTAAGGGCGGTCGTTACCTGACCCCTACCGCCGACGAGTCCCTTAGCGAAACCTTCGTTGACTGATTCACCGATCTTGACGAACTCCTTTGATGGGGAGTTGATGTCAAGAACACTCTTTGCTGCATTGATAGCGCTCTTTGCGATACTCGCAGCCTTATCAGCAATCGTGCTGATTCCAGCAGTCATGCCCTTGGCCATGCCCTCGATAATGGCAGTGCCGAGATTCGCGCCAGCTTCTCCCATTGCAGCCGAATTGTCATCGATCGCCTTAGCAACACCGTTGATGAACTTCACGATGAATTCGGCGCCGGCCTGGGTGATCTTGGGTATGCTGTCGCCCAATGCAGCCAGGAAGTTAGTGACAATTTTTGTAGCTGCGGCGACTACCTTGCCGATATTGTTTCCAATACCAGTAAGAATGCCCGTGAGAAGCCGAAGACCAGCATCGACCATCTTGGGTACGTAGTTCGCCAATTGCTGCACAAGCAAGGTGAGAAGCTTAAGAAGCGTCGTCACGATTTTCGGAGTCAAGACTCCTATCGCCGTGACTATCGCAGTCAAAACCGTTACGATGGCCTTAGTCATTGCCGGGCCGGCTGTGGATATGACCTTAGCGAAGGCTATGACACCCAAACCTAGTTCCGTCATCACCTTGGGGATCAACCCGAGGAGGGACGTCACAATGCTTACGATGGCGCCCGCGCCTGCTGCTCCAGCGACACTCAAAGCCGTAAGGCCTGTCGAGAACAGTAGAAGACCGGCACCAGCCGACAACATTCCTATGCCGAGGAGAAGTATCGCAGCACCTAGCCCCAGAAGAACAGGAACAAGAGGCGCTAGAAGAATTCCCGCGACACCAAGTACGACGAAGACGCCGGCGAGCATCGTGAGACCCTTGCCGATTTCTTCCCACGACATTTGTCCGAACGCCAGAAGAATAGGCGCCAGAATAAGCAGAGCACCGGCCACCACGAGCAGAGCCGCAGCGCCGGGAAGAGCTTCCGTCATGAATACAACGGCTACTGCGATAATCCCAAGAGCTCCAGCAAGAGTAACTAGACCCTTGGCAATTTCTTCCCAACTCATTCCAGCCATGTCCTGCAACGCATTGGCGATCAGCCCGAGAGAAGAAGCGACAATGAGGATTGCAGCGGCAGAAAGCAAAGACGAGGGAGGAAGAATATAGAGCGCAGCCGCGATAAGAACAAGAGCACCAGCAAGAACCGTCAAGCCCTTACCGATTTCGCCCCAACTCATCTTGGCCATGTTCTTTACTGCATCGGCGATCAACCCGAGTGAAGACGCAACGATCAGAACTCCCGCTGCAGACAGAGCCGCAGTCGGAGGGATCAAATATAGAGCCGCACCGATCAACGCAAGCCCACCGGCCATAGCCGAGAGACCCTTGCCGATTTCAGTCCACGAGAAGGAAGAGAAGTCCTTCATGGCGCTTGCCAGGATTTTCATAGCCGTAGCTAGAAGAACGATTCCCGCACCTTGTAGAACGCCGGCCTTCCCTGCTTCCGAGAATTTGGTGAATAGCGCCAAACTCACAAGCAATGCTCCGACTCCGACAAGTCCCTTGGCCAGTTCTTGCCAGCTGAATCCAGAAAGTTCTGTAACAGCAGAAACAAGAATATTGATGGCCGCAGCGAGGGCAATTAGCCCAAGACCTGTAGAAATCATCCCCGAAGTGGGAGGCATTAGTCTCATAGCGCCTGCTAGAGCGGCTATAAGAACAGTTACTCCGGTTAGACCCTTTGAGAGTTCCTTCCAGTCAAGATCAGCCAGATTCTTGACTGCAATCGTCAGAAGATCAACAGCAGTGGCGAGTAGAATCATGGCACCAGTGACCAAGATCATCTTGCCAAAGCCGGCACCACCGACGAATTTGTTGAACACAGCCATCGAAGCGAACAACTGAGTGAACATCACGGCCATAGCCGTAAGAGCCCGCGTCAAATCGTCCGAATTGATCTTGGACAGAGCCACAACAGAGATTGTTAGGATTCCAATAGCAGCTGCGATCTCAAGTAGGATCGTAGCTTTCAGAACCTGTTGCATTGTCTTCAACGTGTTTGTCAGCTGATCGAAAGACTCTCGAATGTCTCCGAGAAGACCACTTACTCCGCTGTCTTGGTTCCTGAATTTGTCCAGGAATTTCTTCAGCAGAAGCAGAAGAGTAGCAAACAGCCCCGTGTTGACTGAATCCAGAATTCTACTGAAATCGATCCCCGAGAAAGCGGCAGAGATAGACGCTCCAAGCCTGCTGAAGAACGCCGTGACTTTGTCTACAACAGGACCGAGATTGCTCAGAATGCTGTTGAGGATTTGTACGAAATGATCCCCGCCAGAAGTTATCGAATCGATCAAACGACCGAGAGGATTGAGCTTCTCGGTGACTCCAGTGACAGATTTCGCTGCACTATCGCCGTTGAAGTTGTCGAACAAGGCTCCAATGTGCGAAGCAAGGACTTGAATGAGTTTGATCGGAATAGCTAGTATGTTTCCAAGACGGTTGAAGAACGAAGTCAGTCCGTCGCCTTCGTCGATCGCCTTGTGCAGAGCAACAAGGAAGTCTCCTATTTTGGCTGTTACACCAAGGAAACTTCCAGATCCTTCTGTGGCTTTACTGAACAGGTTCGCGAGAGTTTTCGCTACTCCCTTAACGATGTCCCATCCGATACCAAGGATCGCAAAGAACCCGGCGAAAGTCCTCCGGAGGTTTTCTGCGGTTTGAGGACCTAGCTTGAGCCTCTCCATGAAGTCACGGAAGTTGACCGTGAGATCGTAAAGCTGCTTGCCAGTGGTTGCCGGGAAGATTTCACGGAAGGCGTCCTTGATCGGTTTGAGAACCGAAATGAGAGCGTAAAAGGCCTTGGAAATTCCGTCGATCAGTGCTGTTCGACCACCAAGAGCCTTCCAGTCGCCAAGTACCTTGTTGCGGGCGTTGCTGGACTCACTTACAAATTCGCCAAGAACATTGTTAACGTTGGTGAACAGAGTCTTTGCTTCGTCGAAATCGCCGAACAAGATCTGCCAAGTCTTGGTCCAACCAGATCCAACAGCTTCTTGCAAAGTATTGATGAGCTGAGAGAACGTCTTGATCTTGGTGGCTGCATCCTGAGCGGTTTTACCCATCTTCAGAATGCCGGCGATCTGTTTTTCATTGTAACCCATGGCCTTAAGCTGTTTGGCCGATAGGTCGCCGGTGAATTTGTTCAGAGTTTCGGTCAGAATACTGGAAGTAAGCCAACCAGTTTGAAGAGAGTCTCGGAAACTACCCTCGTCCTTGATGATCTTATCTACTGCTACGCCGTGAGCACGAGCAGTTTCTTCAAGAGATTGCTGGAAGACTTTGCCGCCCATGCCAGCGTTGACGACCGAGTTCCAGTCCATCAGCGATACCTTGCCCGCGGCCAGAGCCTGAGACAACTGGTACATCGCCGTAGAAGCTTGGTCCGAGTTGGAGCCTGAAACGGCAGCGAGGTTGGCGATTCCCTTGATGGCCGAGACAGATGCGTCAAGTCCAACACCAGCAGCAGTGAATGTGCCGACGTTCTTAGCCATCTCCGAGAAGTTGTAAATGGTCTTGTCGGAGTAGGTGTTGAGGTTGTTCAGGGCCGCATTGACTTGGTCAAGGCCCTTCTTTCCCTCAAGGCCTGTGTTGGCTAGAACCGTCTGAATGGCGTTGAGGTTTGTCTCATACTCGTGGAAACCAGCTATCACTGGTCCTAGGCTGAAAGAGTTGGCGAGCTGAGCACCAGCAGAAACAGCTTTTTGCGTGACCGTCGCTAGAGCAGTCACTCCGACCACAGACATTGCACGGAACTTGCTGGCGATGTTCTCTACGCCGGATGCTATACCACTGAGAGATACACCTTTGGCGGCGGTGTTGATGCTGCTAAGACCCTTGGTAGCCCCATCAAGCTTCAAACTATTCGTGAGCTTGTCGAGCGATGAAAGGGTTGTTGATATGCCTTGTTCGAACTGACGATTGTCGAACACCATTTGGACGACGCGCTCATCGATACTACTCATCCGGAGATCACCGCCTTCCATATGTCGTCTGCGATTTTGTCAAAGACGGGTCTCATTGCTGGGTTGATGAAGTCGTAACCAGCTACGTAACCACCAGTTCCAGTTCCGTGACCGTACTGAAGCATGATCACGACAGGAAACCCGTTTTCGACGTCGGAGTTCGTCCAAATAATTGTGTAAATTCCGCCGGAGCCAGAGACCTCAAAACCCCACGAGTGAGCCGCTACTCCAGTCTCTATTGGAGTTACGCGAGAAAGAGCGTTTACTCCTTCCTGCGCGCTTGCTCTCAGCAAACCGAGAATATCCAATTTGGACACTCTCTTCAGAAAAGCCTGCGTTTTTTCGAAGGAGCCTGTTACTTTTACAGTTATCACTTCGGCTCCTTCTTATTCTAGAAACCTGTGAGTGGGTAGCTTGCGCAGAATTCCACAGTGGTCGGCTGCGAAGAAAGACCACCTGAACCGGCCACGATAGACCCGTCGGTGAGAATTCCGAAGACTGCAGGGCGTGCAGCTGCGCCATAAGCACCACCACGAACAGCAACTGCAGGACGATATGCCGCAGGAATCGCCGCCGCATTCGCAATGGTCATCAAGGTAGCCGAAGTGAAGGTTCCGTTTGCGCCTCCTCGGAAATATACGACGCCGCCCTTCACTCTGTATGCCATCTGCGTGATGCCAGTTGCGTTATAGCCTGAGGCATAGCTGATGCTGACCCAGTCTGTGTCTCCGCCGAGGGTGATCCAGTTGGACCAACCGCTTGCGGTGTTTGATGTCCTCTGCCACAGCTCTGTGCTGGCGCCAGTTCCGCCCTGGTGCTTGATCCACTGCTGCTTGGTGAAATCGTTGGCGATGTCTCGATACGTGAGAACTTCGCCGGCCTTGCCCGTGAAATCCCAAGATCCAGAGGTACCCGTCGTGTAGTAGAGGCGCGATGCCCCAGACGGATAGCTTGTGGCTGCTGTGGTCTGTGTGAAACTC